TTTTATGTTGAGAAAATAGAAAAACCCACTGAATAGGTGGGTTTTTTATTATAGGTTAATTTGATTATTTTTCTCTTGCTGGTGGGAAATTTGTACCATTAGCATATGGAACCATACCCCCAACTTGTACATTACGTGGTTGCTCATTAAATGGAGCCTTAACCAAATTCTTTGACTCTGTATCGTATTTGTATTTAACCCAAATATGTTTACAGTTAGCACCACCCCTCCATTCAAATACTGAATAGGTATCAGAACCACCTTTACCAAGACCAGGGTTTGAAGAATTTAATCTTACAATATCTTCATACCTCATCAAAGCAGCATTCGTTCTACTTACAGTCATCTTACAAAATCTTCTTGTCTTTGGTCCAACAAATGAAGGTCCATATTCCGTTGAGATATATCTATATAAATTGATCACACGGAACTTCTGTTGTTCAGCAAATTGAGTAGTAGCGGATGGAATTCCCTTATCATCATCATTTAGATCCCAAATATAATCCAAGTTATCCAAGTCAGTTATAGTTACCCCCAATCCATCTATTGGAAGTCCAAGGTTATTTAATACCTCAAAGTATTCTTCTTGATTTGCTAGATCCTCAAAAAATTTGTATTTGTAGTCATCTGAAAGTTTTGGATGATGTAACACCTCATCCATACTCCAATCGTTCGTTATATCACACATATCGTATCTTAAATTTAATTTTAACAGTTACCATCCCAACAAGGACCGAACCCACAAGGGTAAATTGATCCATATGGTTCGTACCAATTCATTATATTACCTCTAACTCCACCATAAGGCATATACATACCGGTGAAATATGACTGTGCTGTCTTTGGTAAGTTATCTAAAGCATCAGGATTTGAATACCAAATAAACATTGCCGGATGATCCAATAAGTATTTTACCATTCTTCTTTTATAAAATTCAGCCATATCAAGTATTGCTGATCTCAAATACTTAATTTCATCCAAATCTGCTGGTGTTGAAAACTCACTTGACTCTTTTGATACGGCTTTATTTGTAGATTTGAAGTTTAAGAATGGAAACATAAGGTAAAATGCGTATTGAGCAACCAATGGTTGTACATAATTTCTCATAAATGCCTGTTCATCGTTTGTTAAAGTATTGTTTTGAACGGCTGTATTCAAAGCATTTATACCTGTTTCACCAATCCCCTCTTGTACGATTGTTTGTTGAGCCTGTACAATGTATGGTAAAATCTTATCATCGTCCACATTGTCCTCAATTGGGGTGTTCTGACGAAGATATGTTGTTGATATATAATATACTATTGGTGTGTAACTCATTAGATTATAGTATTAGTTGTGTTTATTGTTTCAGTTGGTTGAATTGGTTGTGGTTCTCCCAACATTCTTCTTGCTACAACAGGTGGAATTCCATAGATCAATTCAAGAATTGCTGATCCACTATCAATTGTTGTAATACCTTGTGCTACCGATGCTTGGATTGATAAGATACCTTGAACACCACCAACAGATCCTTTAAGTTCTGCTTGTGCTTTCTCTTGTACATTTAAGTCCTCTGCTGCTGGTATAGTTCCCTCGTCAGTCAATAATCCTGTCTCATCCACATCAGAGTATTGTTTCAATCTCAAAGGTTCTGTAAATCCAATATCTTTAAGAACACTATTCAAAGCGTATTCCAATTGTTCCTGTCTTTGAGTTGTATAATATACTTGTAATTCAGCCATCATTTCCTTACGTTCAGATGATGATCCCAATTTACCGGGTTCAGTGCTAATCAATGAAATTGGAAATTCGTGTGCCATAGTAATTTGTTCTACCACTTGGCTTTGTAACATCAAAAATCTCTCATCAGAGTTATTTAATTGGATTGGTATTAGTTCAGGTTTACTGTCTCCACCATCAGAATAGGTAATCATTATTTTACCAGCACCATCTGCTCCCTTATAATTTCTTTGGAACTCACGGAAGAACATATTTTGTTCATCTTGAGTTGGTATTCCATTAGCAAAATTCAAAATGAACGAAGGGGAGAACCCTTGTCTTACTTGATTTACGTGGAATTTACTAATTTGATAATCCAAATCAATCCAATTTATTGCCGTTGAATAATTTGGAATAGGATATAAATTAGTGTGGGCTGGATTTGGTTCAATATAATAAAGTAATTGACGACCTGTTCTATCTGTAGGATCATATTTTTTAATGTATTCAGGTTCATGCTCAGGTTTTTTTATGTTAGACCAATCTGTTGAATACCAAAAATAATCAGGATCTTCCTCTTCTTCTTTAAGACCTATTCTAATTGTGTGTAATGGAATGTATCCCAATTCAAATGATTGTCCATCACGAGACCATCTAACTTCAATACAGAACCCATTATATAGTTCAAAATCTTTAGCCAAATATTTGAATAGATGAGATATTCTATTTTTCTCACACCATAATCTTAATCTCTCATCCATAATAGGTTTAAGACCAAAACCAGCACTCAATTTTGACTTCTTATTTATAATGGCTCTATTCAAACTTGAACCATAATTGTTATATAATTCCAATACATATACAGGATATTGATTGGAAGCCCCCCAACTTAAGAAATGGTAATCTCCTTTTTTCTCAAATTTATACACAGGTGGGATATACGCCTCGTTAAAAGTGAATATTTTAACTGGTAACGCTTTTTCGTCTTTTATTTCTTCATTCATAATTTTTATTCGTATACATATTTAGTTTGATTTGTTGGAACATATACAGGATGTTGTGTTGTTCCTGATGAATATATCCAAGCTGCTCCTGTCTCAACAATATCATTAGTGGTCAAACCAGTGATTGTAAGAGTATTTCCCGTCGTTTGCCATACCTTATAACTATATTGACCTTGAATTAAGTTATATGGTGTTAAATCAATTGGAAACCAATTCCATCTATAAATATTTGGGGATGTTTCACCCGTCAAAAATAATAAAGTTTGATCGTTAAGTTGTTTTCCATCTAACTCCAAAATATATGTCGTAGCCGATAATGGAAGTGTTGTATCCTCCCATAAGGTAAATGGTGTTAATGATGTCTGATAATTTGGTATCCTTATCATAGTTTTTTAATTAAATATTATTGATGTAATTTTGTTTGGTGTTAAATAAAAAACCCCCAAGTCAATCCAGACAAGGGGGTTATAAAGAAGGTCAGAAGACCTAGAAGAACAAATATTACAATACTGTGATTGTAGTTCCTACTAATGATCCGTTGATTAAGTAAGCTCCGTTAGCAGATTTCCAAGAAATAGATTGGTTAAGACCATTCATATCTCCAAGTAATACTCCTAAGTTAGCATCACCAGCAGATGCTCTACCAGAAGATTCAAGACCTAAATAGTAGTAATCACCAGCATTAGATTTAACAACAGCGAATAAAGGTGCTCTACCTAATTCCACCATTCTGTTTCTTACATTACAGTCAAGACCAATCAATTTGATTGATAATACTGATTCGTAGAATACTGTTCCGTTTTCACGAGAATAGTTTCCTGTTTGAACTAAACCTGCGTGTTCAATATCTTGTTCAAAAGAATAAACTGTAAGACCTGTAGTTGTAATACCTGTGATAATACCACAAGAATCTTGTTGTATAGCAACATTATCAACCCATTCTCCAATCCATACCTTCTCAACACCACCAATAGATGAACATCCTAAAACGTACCCATCAGTTAAATTACAAGTAAAAGACATATTTTTATTTTTATTTTAGTTTATTTTATAAGGGGGAATTACACCCCCTTGATTAGTTGGGTTGATTACAATTTGAAGTATACTACATATTCCCAGAATGCTGCGTTCACACCTGATTTCCATTTAGAAGCCATACGTACTTCTTGGAAATCTTGAGAATACCACAATTCAAAGTTCTCATAGTCATTCAATAAGTCACAACCAAAGAATAGGTTAGATTTAGTTGAGATGAAGAACTTGTTTGTACCGTTCAATCCTTTAACCGCTACCAATTTAACGTTAGAAGAAGGGATAGTGATCATAAAATCATTTGCTCCTGTTTCTACAGATGGATAGTTGTAAAGGTTAGCGTTTCTCAATGCTGTGAAATAAGTTCTTGCGAAGTCATAACCACAGTATAAGTATAAGTCATCCATTGCTACGATGTTAACAGGAATTACTTGGATAGCATCATCAACTAAACCAACGATGTTACCCGCTGTAATTGCTGTTGCTGAACTTACGTTACCATTAACAACAGAACCTGAATAAGTTGTGTTTGCTAATTTGATAAATCCATTACATAATCCTGTGTTACCAGTCAAAGATGTGTTACCTTGCCAAATCAATGTATCAATTAATGAACTGATTTGAGCTACTTTCTCTTCAGCGTAGATTTGCTCAAAAGGAATTTGAGTGTTATATGAACCAGGGTTCATCATTGCTTGAGTGTAGTATTGCTCAAGTGTATCCAAACAGATACTTTCGTTTACCTTTAAAGGACAAACATTAAGTGTGTTTTGAGTTAAGATAGTTTCACCTTCATCGTTGAATCCACATCCACCTGCTTGTGCTACTAAATCAGAAGACAACAAGTTGATTGATGCTGCTGACTTAATGTCTGGTTGGATTGTCAAAAATTGTGTTGAACGACCACCCAAAATCATTTTTTTGATTAAAGCCATACGCTCTTGATCCACGTATGCTGTTAAACCTGCGACGTTTAATGCCATTTTAGTTAATTTTTATTTAAGTTTATTTTTGTTTATTATCTTCCTCCGAAGAATTTCGCTCTCTCTACTTTATCTGCCGTTTTAGATAGAGAAACTTGTTTTTTAGTTACTGATTCAACAGATGGTTCCTTTGAAAATTTCTCAAATTTTTCTGTTAATTCAGAATTTTTTTCACTTACATTTGAAATAGTTTTTTTCAACTCACCCACTAGTATGGTTAATTGAGAAATTGCTTCAAACATATTTTTCATTTCATCTTTGTCTTCAGTTTCTTCAGTTTCTAATTCATTGATAAAACCTAATTCATCAACATAGATAACTAATCCACCTTCCAACTTGTGCTCTCCAGCCGGTGCTTTTGTAAAATTACCTTCAGCGTCCTTAACCAAAACCTCATCACCAACAGATAAAGCCTCACCTTTTGATAAGATTTTAACTTCAGTTCCGTCAACAAGTTTGGTCATAATTTCATTTTTGTAATCTTCCATATTCTCCTCAGCTACGATTGCGTCTTCTTGGGCTGAACTTGCGGTATCAGATCCCATTTCTGTTTTACCCAAATTTTCTTCGGCTCTGTATTCGTTGATTTCTTTGATGACGTTACCAACAGTTTTAATGGTTTTTCCATTGTTCAATAGATAACTTCCGTCGGGAAGATCAGTTTCAACTCCACCAATTACTTGTGCTACTTTTGATCCAACCGCTAAACTATCACTCAAACAACGAATGATCTCATTTGTTGCTGCTGTGTAATCCTCCATCATTTTTTGCTCTGCGAACAACTCCTTGATTTTGGCTAAAATGTTTGTTTTTGTGTTCATAACTTTTGTTTTAATTATTTTTATTTATTTATTGTTTAATACTTTTAGTTTTTAGGATTTAATTCCTTACCAAAACCAATGATTTTTTTGAGAGATCTCCCAAATTCTATCACTCTATCGGTAAGTCCTTTACCTTTTACCCACTTAATCTTCTCATCAATTGATGTATATTCTACCCATATCAATACGGAAGCAAAGAACTTGGTAAAAGCCCAATCAAACCAAATGTAATTTCTTGCTATTTCATTCACAATTACGTAATCAATACCGTAAGCGCTTATCAACACAACAAAATAGGTTATAAGTTTATGTGTGAGACCAATACGTGTCTTCTTACTTGTTATTTCTTGATTGGTATTCTTAGCATACCAACGACCTACAAAAGTGTCTATAATGGAAAATAAAGACACCAATAACGCCAATGGAAATAAAGGAGACACAAAGGCGAAGAATATCATTAGATAATGTTTCATTATTTAATATTTAATAATTTTTTAATTTTTAATTCCTTATCTTCATCACTATATGTTGAAGTAAGTATGCTTTCTAATTCTTCTTCTATACGAGCAATCATATCGTCCTCATATTTCTCAATAAAATAACCTTCTAAACTAAATCCATTGAACTCCCCTTGTTTGATTTGGTCCCAAACCTCATCATTTTCAACATAAAATGTTGCCATCCAAGTACCTTCAGGTAAATCAGGAAAAACTTTTGATTCATTTCTATCTCCAACAATATAACTTTCCACCATATATACCCCATCTTTGCGAGATTTTGGATCGTGATTTGTATTAACCTTGTGTATTTTGTTTTCTTTGAAATATTTCCTCATCATTTTTTCAATGGTTTCGGGTTTGAATTTAACCCAATATTTACCAAGATCAGGATTATAACGTAGAATTGGGGTTTCTGCCAACATAACAGGTGAAGTTACCATTCGTTTTTCTTCATTAAGATCACTAAATTCTTGTTTCTTAAAACCTGCCATACGTAATTCATTGTTGATTCTCTCCATTTTACGGATAGCCCATTCAACACCAACATCTCCACCCCAAGCATCCCACATAATTCCACCACATCCTTTATCATAAGGAACATCTTTATTTTGTTGATGTCTCTTAAATGAAGCCATGCGAGCAATTGTCTCAATTGAAATGTTTCTTCTACCACATAATTGATTGGCTCTTGACCAACCTGTACGTGTTCCACAATCAATCTCAGGATGTTTCTCTTTATATTTTAAGGCTCTACAAGCATTTTCACTTGCTATTAATGGATAATCATTATAACTGTCCTCTATGGTCTCAAATATTTTCCATTGAACATCAGTTGCTGGTCTATCTACAAATGAGATAGCATCCATCCCTTCATTCATATTATCCTCTTCAAAATCAAGATATAGAGTTGGTTCTTCCATATCCTTAAATACATATTTAATCATCTTGTCTAATTGTTAAAATTCAACACTTCGTTTTATTCTATTCACTCGTTTCTGTGAATCACTAATATCTGTCTCTACCACATATGCTCTGATAGGTTGTTGAGATTTATCTTGTTGGAATACTGTTGTTGGTAATCCTTGAGCATTTGAAGGTGGTAAATCAGGAACTAATTTTTTACCCCCACCCATTTCATTTATACTACTTAATAACTGAGGGTACATTTGTGCTGATTTAGAATTGATTACAAACTCACCTGGTGCTAATATTGACGGAACTGAATCAATATTTCCTGGTCCTATACCAGGTACAATACCTCCTTCTGCTGCCGTAAATTGTTCATTTGCTATCACACCAAATTGAACAGCCGCTAATCCACCAACTAATGCCGCTAATATAATATTAACAGGAGGGGCTGATGAACCTAATGCCTGTAATACAGCTTGAGCACCTGCTATTACAGCATTAGCCATATTTAACCTCTTATTAGTTTCAAATTCTCTTTTTCTTAGAATGATACTTTCAGCCTCTTTTTGTTGTTCTAATTCAAGTAATTTATTGTCATATTGTTCTCTTGATATAAGATTAGCATTTAACTGACCTTCTAAGGCTTCTTTTTCTTTTTCATAGACATTATTTATACGTTCTTCTTCATTTTTAAAACGTTGTTCAGAAATCATTCTGATCGTATTTTCTAAATGACTATATAATGTTGCTATAGCGTCTACATATTCTGAAATTTTTTCAACCGATTTATTAATTTTTTCCTCTAAAGTTTTTTCATCAGGAATTGGTGGTTTAATACCATCATTAATTTCATTAATTTTATCGGCAGTTTGTTGAGCCATTTGAATAACCTTCTGATCATATTCAGCTTGTGCTTGTTCTTTTTCAGATAAACTTTTTGATTCATCTTGTAATATAATATCTAAATTAAGTTTCGCTATTCTTTTCTGTTCCTCAAGATTTTTCTTTAAAAGTTCAATTTCCTTATCAGCAAATTTTGATCTAACTTCAATTCTTGCTTTATTTTTTTCTTCTTCTGTCTTTTTACCCTCTTCAGCTTGTCTAATTGCTTCTGATTTCTCAAATTCTATTTGAATTAGTTGTGTATTAGTTAAAATATTTTTTGTACTTTCTTTAATAAGTTCTTCTTTAGAATTATAATTTTCTTGAAGTTTGGTGACATCTTGTTTTCTATATTCATCTAATTGATTGAATAATGCTACTTCTTCATCTAACGCATATTTTGTCCAATTGGTTAAAATTTCTTCTCTTTTTTTAAAGAATTGTTCTTCTG